TTGCGGCTGGAACTGCCGACACCAGTTCTTTGCCTGCTTCCCGGAGCTGGGCGACCCGCCCGCGTGGACGCGTGAGCAGCTGGAAACCCTGAACGCCCGGAACATCGAGTGGAACGGCAAAAAGTACACCGCCTACGAGATATCCCAGATGCAGCGTGCCCGGGAGCGCAGCGTCCGCCGCTGGAAAAAGCGGTATCTGGCCGAGGACGCCGCCGGGTTGGACCCCACCGACGCCGCTGTGCGCCTGAGAGCGGCCCGCCAGAGCCTTGCAGAGTTTGCACAGGCCACGGGTGGCCGTGTGGACAGCGCCCGTGTCAGCGTGCCGAAGTTCGGCAGGAGCGAAGCCGGCAGGGCAAGCGCACAGGCGCGAAAGGCAGAGCTTCCTGAGGCTAAAAGTACACGAGGAAGCGGCGGCGCATCTGGACAGAATGGAAAAACCGTGCGTAAAGTTTTGGGAAAGGTCGATACGACCAACACGAAACAGGTTGACGCGCTTAAAAATTCGTTCTGTTCTGGCTATGCAAAATCTGACGTTGAGCATATGATGGTCATTACAAAAGATGGCGAAGTCCATTATATGACCGACAACAATCCCAGAGGGGTTGACTGTTCGTATCTGGGTGGTAAACTGGAAGGTAGTTACAACATTCACACCCATCCACCGAAAACCACGCAATATTCTTTTAGCACAGACGCAGATATCCCCGGCGCATTCGCTGACGGTACTGCTGTCATGGAAGCGGTTGACTACAAATACCGCTATCGTTTTGTTGTACCTGAAAATATCACGTTTGAGCAGTGGGAAGCCGTGTGTGAGGAAGTTCGCGAGGAGCGAAATGCCGTAATGGAAAGCAGAGGGTATGGCTTCGATGATTATGAAGAAAATATCCAGCATGTCATTATTGACGAAACATGCCGCAGACTTGGCTTGAAGTGTTATCACAGGGAGAAGCGAACATGATTTATACTCTGGAACAGATTGACCAGCTCACAAAGGAAAGCGTCCGGCGTGAAAATGCGCTAATAGCTGAATATCGGCGCACACATACAGTCCCCGGCAGAGGGGTTATTTCTACTCCCGAAATTGATGCCGAGCGTGCAGAGCAAAAGCGTCTGTATGGGGAATACCTCAAAGCTCTTGCCAATAAGGATTAACCACCATCCACCCGGACGGTGGTTTTCTTTTGCCCATTTTTTAGGAGAAGTATATGCTTGAAACTTATCTGACCGTAAAAACAGTCTTTCTTCTGCTCAATTTGGCTCTTCTGTTGCTGTACCTCATTCTCTGCGGAATTGCCCTCATTCAAGCCGTTGTTGAACGCCGCGAGTTCCAAAAGACGATAAAACAGCTCGTAGATGACGAGAAAAAACGGCACACTGACTAAAGCGCCTGATTTTAGTTACTATCAAGCACGATGCAGTTTTGCACCGTGCTTTTTTCATGCCGTTTTAGCTCATGTTGGCAGAGCACCGGACTTTTAATCCGGGGGTGGCGGGTTCAACTCCCGCAAGCGGCACCACAGCGGAAGGCGGCGCGTACCCCGTCTTGTCCCGTGCGGAATGAGAACCGCGATACAAAACAGCAGGGACTTATCCACCAAACAGACAAAAGAAAGGAGCACATCGCAAGTGAAACGCGAAGATGTGAGCAAGATCATTCCGGGTATCACCTCGGACCAGCTGGACAGCATCATGAACCTGCACGGTGCGGATATCACGGCCAAGGTGAACGAGATCACCACCCTCAAGGCCGAGAAAACCACCCTGACCGAACAGCTGTCCACTGCAAACAGCAAACTCGAGGGCTACGACCCGGAGTGGAAGGCCAAGGCCGAACAGGCCAAGACCGATGCTGCCGCGCAGGTCGCTGCCCTCGAAAAGGGCTACGCTTTGGAACGCAAGGCATCCGGCCTGAAGTTTTCCAGCGAGAGCGCCCGCAAGGCATTTCTGACAGATGCCAATGCCCAGAATTTTGCCATGAAGGACGGCGAGATTCTGGGCTTTGATGATTATGTCAAGGCTTTCAAAGAGAGTGATCCCAGTGCCATTCTGCCGGACGGCGGCATGGCACGTTTTTCCGCATCGGCGACCGGCGCACCCGGCCAGCCCGCAAACGCACATGAGGCCGCAAACGCTGCGTTCCGCGCAGCGTTCGGCCAGAAAGGTTGATTCTTATGGCTATTGATGCAATCGCCCGCAATAAGGCTGAGGCCCTGATCCGGGAGCAGCTGGTGAACACCATCCAGCAGGACGTGCCCAAAAGCTCCACCGTCATGCAGCTGGGCACCCGCCTTGCCAATATGACCTCTAACCAGACCAAGATCCCCGTGCTGTCCATGCTGCCGCTGGCTTACTGGGTCAACGGTGACACCGGCATGAAAAAGACCAGCAAGCAGGAATGGGACAACGTGTATATGACCGCTGCAGAGCTGGCCGTCATTGTTCCTGTGCCTGAAGCTGTGCTGGCAGACTCCAGCTTTGACATCATGGGCGAGGTACAGCCCCGCGTCCGGGAAGCCATGGGCGCAAAGATCGACAACGCCATCCTGTTCGGCGGCGAGCGCCCCACCGAGTGGACGACCGATGTTCTGACCCTTGCGGCCAAGAATAAAGTGACCGGCCCCATTGACTACGCAAAGCTGCTGGGCAAAGACGGTCTGTTCTCCAAGGTGGAAGCTGGCGGCTTTGGTGTGGATGCCGTGGTCGGCGATCTGACCGCAAAGGCAGAGCTGCGCGGCCTTGTGGATACCACGGGCCGTCCCCTGTTCCGTTCCGATATGCAGGGTGCCACCACCTACGCGCTGGACGGCGCACCGATGTACTTCCCGGAGAACGGCGGCTTTGATGCTTCCAAGGCACAGCTGATCGCAGGCAACTTCAAGAAGCTGGTGTACTCCATCCGTCAGGACGTCACCGTGAAGCTGCTGGATCAGGGCGTTATTCAGGATCCTTCCACCAAGGAGATCGTTTACAACCTCGCCCAGCAGGATATGGTGGCCCTGCGTGTGGTCATGCGCATGGGCTGGGCACTGCCGAACCCTGCCACCCGCCTGAACGCCGACCGCTCCAAAGTCCCGTTCGCATTCCTGACCGCCGCTGCCGTCGCAGCATAAGGAGGCCCCATGCTCTACTGCACCTATGACCAGTATGCGGCGGCGGGCGGCACGGTGCCGGAAGCTGCTTTCGGTGTGCTGTGCAGCCGGGCTTCCCGCATGATCGATGCCGCCACCTTTGGCCGGGCGGAGAGCCACGCTGCCGGGTGCGAGGCCTGCCGGGCAGCGCTGGCGGATGCCTGTGCCCAGATCGTCGGCCTGCTGGCCGCTGCATCTGCGGCGGGCGCTGTATCGGGTGCTGCCAGCGTCTCCAACGACGGCTACAGCGTCACCTTTGGCAGCAATGCCAGCGTGACCGCGGCCACCCGGCAGGAAGCCTATGAGATCATCCGCACCGCGCTGGGCAGTGACCCGCACGATCTGCTGTACAGGGGGATTTTGTGATGCAGACAGCCGTTACTGTTGTGAACCTCATCCACGACACTGCCACCGAGACTGACATGCCGGTGTGCTGGGTGTTCGCCGGGTGCAGCTGGCGAGAATGCCGCTCCACCTCAGGCTCCGGTACTGCCAAGGACCCGGAGCGCACCACCCACATCCGCATCCCGGCCAGCGTGTGCACGGCAGGCTATCTGCCCTACGCTCAGTGGACGGCTCTGCCTGCTGCCGAGAAGGCCAAACACTGGACCCTGAAACGCGGCTGGAAGCTGGTGCAGGGCGCGGTGCCTGCCTTGACCGAAGCCGAGTACGCCAAACTCGAAAGAACGCACCTGTGCTGCACAGCGGCGGCTGTCTCGGACGACCGGGAGCCGCTGCTGCCCCACTGGCACGTGGAAGGGAGCTGATCGCATGAGCGCACCGGTTTTTGATTTCAAGATCACATTCCGGCCCGGCTTTCAGGCCGACATGGATGCGCGGTTCGCAAAGCTGCAGTTTGCCTTTTCTCAGAAAGTGGCTGCAACGGTAGACCCCTATGTGCCCTTTGACACCGGCACGCTGAAGAACAGCGTGAATCAGGCATCCGACTTCAAGGAAGGTCTGCTGGTGTACAATACGCCGTATGCCAGAGCGCAGTATTATCTGCACCCGATGGGCCAAAGCAACGAACTACGCGGCGGCGCTGACCGTTTCCGTGGCTCCTACTGGGGCCAGCGGGCCATCGCTGACCACAAGGACGAGCTGGAAAAGTTCGCCCATGATGCCGCAAAGCAGTTTCTGGGAGGGAACAAATGAGCGAAACCGTAAAGCCCACCATTGCCGCCCTGCGGGCATGGCTCAAGACCTGCCCGCTGATTGCCGACGAGCAGGAAGCCACCGGTGCAGCATTCCGCATTGCCGGGCTGGAAGAAGAATCCACAGCATTTTCCATCGAGGACAGCCCCGGTGATCCCATCATCACCGAGTACATCTCCGGCTGGGAAATGGCGAAGAATTACCTCTTCCTCAGCCGCCGGGAGTACAGCGAGGTGGATGCCGTCAGCATCCAGAACAGCGGCTTTTTCGAGCAGCTCACCGAGTGGGTCATGCAGCAGGATGCCCGCCATAACCTGCCCGACCTCTCGGCCTGCGGCGGGGGCAAGACCCCTACCGGCATTGCCGTGACAAACAGCGGCTACATCGTCACAAACAGCGCGGGCAGCTGTAAGATGCAGCTGCAAATGCGCCTGACCTACTACATGCCCAAATGAAAGGAGTTTTGATATGACCGTAGCGGAAGCTATTACCAAGTCCGGCATCACGCCCAGTGCGTCCTATACCGGCATTGAGACGGCCAACGATTTTGTGCTGGCGTTCCAGACCGACAAATCTAAGCAGAGCAAAGAAGCTGACTGGATCGTCTGCGCCGACCACGTCAAGGAGCACTCCGGCTCCCTGAACGCCACCACCGAGGATTCCCAGTACATCCGCACCGGCAACGTCACCGACAAGACCGGCACCCAGCGCACCCTTGCTGTCAACGGTGACCGCTGCGTGGGCGACGCATTTCAGGATTTTGTGCTGAGCCACAAGATCGTGTACGGCACCGGAAGTGATGTGATCGTGCCCTACATCTATTTCAGCCTGCGCACCGGCAAGGGCGAGAAAGGCAGCGCTGCCATCATCGTCACCAGCGACGTGGGCGGTGCAGCCGGTTCCAAGGCCACCTTTGCCTGCGACGTGAAGGCCATCGGCATGCCGGACGAGTTTGACTACAACCCCGCCACCCAGTCCGCTGAGCCTGCCAAGGCCGTCAAGGCCGTCAAGGGCTGATTTTTTTTCAAACACAGTCCCCGCTCCATACCCGGAACGGGGATCTTTTATGCCGTGAACAAAGCTTATTCCTCCGGGGCAGAACCGGGGCACGGCCCAAGAAAGGAGCCAGAATATGGTTATTTGTGGACAGGAATTTGAATTTTCCCTGATGAACGCCAACGACCTTGACCGCTTTGAGGATGCCAACGAGCGGATGCAGCGCCGGAGCGCCGAGGAGTCGGAGCAGTTCCGGCGCGGCGGTGTCCGTCTGGGCGACCATGCACGTGCACAGGCACGCATTGCCATGGACTGCATCGACGAGATCCTCGGTGCAGGCTCGTCCGCCCGTCTGGGACTGGATGAAAACAACATGGCCCCCATCTATGACGTGATCGAGGAGCTGGGCAATGCCTTCGCCGCCGAGAAACAGCGCTATACCGCCAGAGCCGCCCAACCCATGAACCGCGAGCAGCGCCGCGCACAGGCCAAAAAGGACAAGCACAATCCGCCTGTAAGCTATCCCGCACCGCCTGCCTCCCGGATGGTGGAGCGGGTGGATGCGCAGGTATCCGCAAAGCAGAAAACCGAGCAGCTGATCGATGCCCGGCAGGCTATGAATGCCCTGCGGGATGATCCTGATGCCATGCAGCAGCTGGCGGCATACGCACTGCAGATCGCCGCAGAGCGCCATGTCTGATCTGCTGCTGGACGAGTTGCCCACCCGGTGGCATGGACACGAGATCATCCCGGATTTCCGGCCCATGGTCTGGCTGGTCAACACCTATGTGCGCGGCCAGACAGGAGATGATCCCATCGGTTTTGCGGTCAGCGCCCTCTGGCGTTTTTACAAAGACCCACACTGTTTTCTGAACGACCCTCAGAAGATCATCGACGCCTACGGGTACATGATCGAGTTTTATAAGGCGGGCGAAAAAGCAGCCGAAAGCGCCGCAGCTGAAAGCAGTACCGCGCCCTCTTCCGGTCTTGCCTTCGACTACCAGTGTGATGCCGGTTACATCGTGGCGGCATTCCAGCAGGCCTACGGCATCGACCTGACCCGCGAAAAGGTGCACTGGTTCCGGTTCCGGGCGCTGTTCGCCGCCCTGCCGGAGGATACCCTCATGGCAAAGATCATGAGCTGGCGCACCATGGATCTTTCGGAATACGAAGGCTCCATGCGTGCCCACTATGCCGACCTGCAGGAGCGCTTTGCCCTGCCTGCTGAGCTGAGAGGGGGTGCAGCCCGTGTCGCGTCCGTCGAAGAGCATGACGCTGCGTTCCTTGCGCGGTTTCGGCACTAGCCGCGCCCCGGTGCCCTGCCCCTATTGCGGCCGGGCGCTGCCGGTGTGGGCAGAGCCGCACGCCACAGCTGCCGGTGTGTGGGGCAAATGCAAAAATCCCGCCTGTAAGCGGGAGGTAGAGATCAAGTTATAACAGCCTGTGCTCTTGTGCCCGCGCTCCGAATGAGAGGTGGACACAGTGGCATTTGATTTTGACGTTACCGGCAACACCAAACTGGATACCAGCGGTTTTACCAATGGCATTTCCAGCATGACGGTGGCTGCTGGTAATCTGATCGCTGACTTTGTAAAATCGGCCAGCAGCAAAATGGCCGAGCTGGTGACTTCCTCGGTCGATATTGGTGCATCGTTCGAGACAGCCCTTGCCAAGGTCAGCACCATCGCCGACACGAGCAAGGTCTCTGTGGGCGATCTGAACAAACAGATCCTTGATACATCCGGCAGCATGGGCGTTGCCGCCGCAGACATTGCCGAAGCAGCCTATCAGGCCATCAGCGCCGGACAGGATACGGCAAACGCCGTAGCTTTTGCCGGACAGGCTTCCAAGCTGGCTGCTGCTGGCTTCACTTCCAGCAGTTCGGCGGTCGATATCCTGACCACCGCGCTGAATGCCTATGGCCTGAGTGCAGATCAGGCCACCCATGTATCGGATGTGCTGCTGACCACCCAGAATCTGGGCAAAACCAGCGTGGATGAGCTTTCGTCCAGCATGGGCAAGGTCATTCCTCTGGCTGCAGCGTATGGCGTGACCGTCGAAAATCTGTCCAGTGGTCTGGCCGTCATGACCGCAAATGGTATTGCCACGGCAGAAGCCACCACCTACACCAAGTCCATGCTCAACGAACTTGGCGATGCCGGTTCTACTGTCGGCAAAATTTTGCAGAAACAGACCGGCAAGAGCTTTGCTCAGCTGAATGCTGAGGGCAAGAGCCTAGGCGATGTTCTGCAGATTTTGTATCAGAGTGTCGGCGGCAGCAGCACTGCCTTTGCAGGTCTGTGGTCGAGTGTGGAAGCAGGCACCGGTGCATTGTCACTGGCATCCGGCGGCGCTGAACATTTCAACGATGTGCTCAGCCAGATGCAGAACAGCGCAGGCGCTACCGAGACCGCCTACGAGACCATGACCGACACCTTTCAGCACAAGGTGGAGACCATGCAGACGGCTGCCCAGAACTTTGGCATCACCCTGTATGACTCGCTGGAATCCTCTCTGAGCGATGCCACTCAGTGGGGCACAGACTGTCTCACCCAGCTGACCACCGCCCTGTCTGAGGGCGGGCCGGAAGCCATGCTGGCCGCTGCCGGAGAGATCATCTCCGATCTGGCGGCAGGCATTGCCGAGCAGCTGCCCGGCCTGATGCAGACCGGCGTGGACATCATTACTCAGCTGACCCAAAGCCTGACTGACGCCATGCCCGCAATGCTGGACACCGCAGGCGAAGTGCTAGGCACTCTGGCGCAGGGCATCATCGACAACCTGCCGGAGCTGATCGTCTGCGCAGCACTCATTATCTCCGAGCTGGTGAACTACCTTGGCGACCACGCTGACGACATCATGGATAAGGGTGTCCAATTCGTTGAGAGTATTATCACCGGCATCACCGCAGCACTGCCCCAGCTCATCACGTCGGCGGCTGGCTTGATCGCCAAATGGGCAGCTGCCCTGATTGCCCATCTGCCGGACATCCTCAAGTGCGGTGCAGCTATGCTGACCACGCTGGTGGACGGTATCATCCGCAGCATCGAAAATCTGGCCGAAGCAGCCCTCGCCTGCATCGCAAAGCTGGTGGGTGTCTGGGACGGAAACATGGACGAGTTCGGCCATATTGGTGAGAACATCGTTCAGGGCATCATCAACGGCATTGCAGGCATGTGGGGCAAGCTCACCTCGTGGGTGTCCGGCCTGATCGCCAACCTCGTTGGAACGGCCAGCAATGCCGCCACCACCGGCGTCGCGTCCGGCGCTGCTTCTGCGGTGGCATCAGCCTACAACGGCAAAGGAATGAACCGTGACCAGCGGCATCAGGACGCACTGGCAGGCAAGGGCATCAGCAACAAGAGCTGGACTGAGCGCCAGAACGAAGCAAAGGCTGCAGCGGCTGAAAGCCAGAAAGCCGCCTCCACCATCTCCCAGTCAGCAGGCAAAGCCGCATCTGCCGTCAGCACCTCCGGCAAAAAGGCCAGCGCCAGCACCAAAGCCGTCACTGCGTCCGTCGTCAAGTCCATCTCGGACACCACGACCGAAATCGACGGCAAGATCACCCGCACCACCGAAAACATCACCGAAACACTCTCCAACGGCAAGACACAGCAAAAGCAGGTCATCACCGAGACTTCCCGGCAGATGGTGGGCGGTGTGCTGAAGGACATCAAGACCGTCACCAGCATTGCCGCCGACGGCACCAAGACCGTCAAGCAGACCATGGAGACGGTTCGCGAGACCGCCAAGACAGTCACTTCCACCTTTGAGACGCTGGCAGACGGGGTCAAGACCACCACCCAGACCGTCACCGAGACCCTGACCGACGGCACCGAGACCCAGAAGCAGGTCATCACCGAGGTCTACGACGACGTGGTGGACGGTGCCCTTGTGACGGTGGAGAAGATCAAGACCGTCGCCGCAGACGGCACCGTGCAGGTGGCAGAGCAGATCAAAAAGTCCAGCGCAGACACCTTTGACGGCCTGTGGAAGGAGCTGCAGACCGAAGCAGATACCGGCGTGCTGGGCACCTTCGATGATCTGTACACCGCCGTCAAGAATCAGGACTGGCTGAGCATCGGCAAGTGGGTGGCAAGCACCATCTACGGCGGTCTGACTGCCGACCAGAAAAAGCAGGTCAATGATTTTGCCCTTGGCATCGTGACTAAGCTCAACAAAGCGCTGGGCGGTGCCCGCGATCAGCTGGTGCAGGGAGCTATCGACCTTGGCGGGCAGATCGTGAACGGCCTGACCGGCGGCTTCTCTGAGGTCTGGCAGCAGGCGCAGGGCCTCGGCTCCACCCTGATAGAGATCTTCGGCGGGCTAAAAACACCGCTGAGCAATGCGGCCCTTGCCATCAGTCAGGGCCTGAGCGGCGGTCTGCTGTCCAGCTTCCCCACCATTTTTGCGGGCGTGGCCACCATGGTAGGCACTATCGGCGCAGCGTTTGAGGGAATGCTGACCGCCA